TCCAGCATCTTGCGATGCACAGTGTCCGAAGAATAACCGCAGTTGATGAGCAGCTTGACGTTGTATCGCGTCGTGTCGAGGAACGCTTCCCACGCGGTTGCAATCATTGCATCCGTGATGGCGCTTCCATCCGTGCCGTTGGCGAGCCACTGGATCGACGAATGCACGTCGAACGTGGTTTTCGCAGAGTCGCGCCACGCGCCGCCAAAACGGACAATGCCATTTTTTGCGTACTTCGTGTACGGCGCCTGTTTGACGCGAACATATTTTGACGCGAGTTCGCTGTCGTTGACGACGCTTTCAATGTTGGTCTGCTTGCCGTTGCCGTCGATGCGGTCCTGCATCGTGACGTTGAAGCTTTCCACCGGCGAAGAAGAGTCCGAACGAAGGAACACTTCAAACGTGAACGAGGAAATATATGCAGACTCGGCAGTTTGCGCCGTAACAGTCGCAGTCGGAGGCGTAGAGCCGCCCATTGCCACGGACGCCACGAGCGCCGAACCAAAGTGCGTGTAGCGAACGTAGATTTCCAGATCGGTGATTGCCGCAGCGGTCGGGCTGGTGCCGAGAGCGTTGACCCACGTCTGCGAACCGAAGCGGAAATAATATCCGAGCGGACCAAACTTGTTGCGCAGAGCGAGGATCAGCGCGTCCATGGTGGCCTTGTGCGACGTTGCATACGTCACAACGGATGACAGCGAAACGCCATTGAGCGTGACGTTGACAGTGTGGCCGGTCGCAAGGAAGCCTGACAGGGCAATCTTGGCTGACGCTTGGCTGGAATATTTCACATCGCGGATGCGATAGCCAACGTCATCGCCGTGAACGCCGGGGGTGAGCGCAAACACGTCGAGCAGTTTCGCTTCCGGCCAGTAGATCACAGCGACTTGCGTAGAACCGCCCGTCAGAGTGAACTCGGAAAAAATCGGAAGCTCAACGCCTTGCGGCGAAACGATGCGAATGTAGTTGGAGCCTTGCGTCGTCGTTTCCGTGACCAGAGCAACCGTGATGCGGTTGTCCACGTTGGCGCGCAGGCTGGTTTGGATTGCAGCAGCAAACGCGGCGAGCGTTGCAGCGCTGGACGATGCGTAGACTTCCGTGACAGTCACCACAGAAGCGCCGCCGCCGAGCGAATATTTCACTTCGATGGAGTTGGCCGTGATGAGAGCGCCTTGGATTTCGAGAACTTGAACGCCGACTTGGCCGTCCTCATAGTCGCCAGCCATCATGGAGCCCGCGACGTTGTGCGTCAGCGTGCCTGCCGGGAAGAAGCTGTCGTAGGTCGATCCGATGGTTTCGCCTTCGTTGAAGTCCTGAAGGTTGAAGATCGACGAGTGGGAATATTTCGATCCGTTGTCCACACGCATGACGTAGCATGGCGCAACACGAAGGAACGGCGTCAGGCATTCAAGCCCATCGCCAATCGAAGGATCGGGCGTGCCGAAATTCTGGTACAGGTCGTCTACAGAAACACACAGCACAGGTTTGTTGACTGCGCCTTTGGCCGCTTTGATGACAGCGGCGCCAGTGGTGATACCCGCGCCGGGAATTTGTCCCGTGAAATCGCGAATTTCTTTCCTGACAACCGGAGAAGCTGCGAACATTATTTTGCTCCGAATTTGATCTGGTGAAAATTAGTGTTTAGAGAGCGCTATTGGACGGCTTTGCGGAAACCGGTCCAGAAGCTTGCGAGGGAGCGGCCGGAGCCTGTGAGGGCGTGGGTGCAACCGGCTTGGCGACTGCGACAGGCGCAGGCGTTTCGACAGGATCAGCGTGACGTTTGAGAATGCGAACACGCGGGTCAGCTTGAAGCATGAAACCCTCGTCCACATCGCATTTCTCTGACGGGCTGAGAAAAATTGTTTCACCGGACGCCGGATTGCGCAGGCTGATCTGTTCGGTGGCGTAGCTCTTGATGGTGACGATCATGAAAAAATCCTCAATCGTAGATGACGAGCAGCTTTACAGCGTTAGCCTCGTCCGGGTTTTCGATATCAACAGTGATTGGCGTAGCGCCTTCCTTGATCGCCATGGTGTAGACGCCAAGGACAGCAAGCTCCACTGCGTTTGCGCCTTTGGTGATGGTGACTGCTAGTTCGCTGGGCGAAACGATGTGAATGAATTTTTTCACCGTAATCGTGTCGAGCGCACCTTCGAAGGCGTCGTTGACAATCTGCGTGAAGTCCTCAATGACCATTGACGTACGGCGATTGGTCAGAACGCGGCGCACGGCTCCAGTGTGGTAGTTGATCAACGTCTGAATTGCGATAGCCTGCGTTGTCATCGGTTAATCCTCCGCCTTCAGAATGGCAATGTCGTCTCTCAGAAGAACCTTTTTTCCATCGACCATGACGACGAGCCCGCCGCCGACTTGAACGTCCTTGGTGCGCGGCACAACTTCGATGATGCCCGAGTAGGAAAAAATCCTCATGGTGAATTCGAACTCGAACGGCGCAATCTCGCTTTCCGGCTGCATTTCAGGAACAGCAAACGACGACGTGTCGATGTAGACTAGGTTGGGAAATTTTATTCCCGGTTCGATAGTGCTGTAGTAGTGCAATTCGGCTTTCAGCAGTAGAGCGTCGTGGATGAACTCTAGAACGTCCTTGAAGGAATGCGTGAACAGCGTCAGAGAAAACTGCAACTCGACCTGTCTGCCACGGAAAAAATACGTGTTGCCTTCTTCGTCCTGAGCAATGGCCTTGCCAATTTCCTTCAGAACAAACGCGTTGAGTTGGCTCTCCTGTTGAATACCGATTGAAGTCGCCTTGATGCCGATAAGGGGCAGCAGGACTTGCGTTCCCGTGCCCCTTTCGACATACGCCTTGCGGATCGCCTCGCGCGAGTTCTGGATCACAGCCTTGAGTTGGGGCTTTGATTTTTTCTCCGGGTGGTTGAACAACTGTTCGACGACAAGTGCAATGTCCTCGGCAGCACGGAGAAAGACTGGCGCGTTGATGACGGTCGGCATTGACTACTCGACTTTGGAAAGAGCCCGCAGGTTGGCGGCGGTGCGGGACGCACGCGAACCTTTGCCTTTGGGGCGCGGAACGAGCGCATCCATCGGATCATCCGGAGCGGCTTCTTCGTTCATTATTTCCGCTTCGTTCAGGTCGTCGTCTGCGTCATCCAGAACTTCATCGCCTGATGCGACTTCTTCTGCGAGCGCGGCCGTGAGCGCTTCGACCAGACCGTCTCCGTCTTCCTGTTCGCCAGCTTCCTCGGCAATTTTTTCACGCGAGGCAAGCACGACAGCTTTCTGGTTGACTGCATCGAGTGCTTCAGCCAGCTTCTTGAAATCCTTTTGGCGCACGGCTTTCGCCAGCACCTTCATCGCTTGATCTTCTTTGCCATCTTCGAACAACAGATGAGCGAGAAGCAGCGACTCGCCAGCTACAACGTAGCCGAAATCAGACAGTTTCTTGCGGGACATTGCGTACACCCTGATAAAATATTGGCCTTGATAGCAAAACCGGCGGCGGATTTTTCAACCCGCCGCCGGGGCTTAGCTCAGCATTCTACCGAGTGGACTACGACTTGGAGCCGTAGGACACGCTGCGACCCGAGTGCATCGTCATGGACAGGTCTTCGTTGAAGTACCAGCCACGCGCCGGGGTGCCCGACACGACGCGGTGATCAACCGGAACGGTTTCCACCGGGCCACGCTCAGTGTAGGCGCCGACGTACTCAGGCGGGCCGAAGGCGAAAATTTCGCCCGAGCCGAGAACCTTGAGTTTCGGATCGCGGAATTGATCCGTCAGAACTTCGGTGCCGTACAGCGTGCCGACCACGCCAGTCATGATGATGTCGTACTTCGACACCGGATCGAAGAAATTCGCGAACGTGGGCGAACCGATCATGTCTTCCATCACGTTCGCCGCCATGAGCAGCAGCGAAGGCGCTTGGCCCCAATGCGTGATCTGGCCGCGGATTTGCGCGACAGACTGCGGCGTGTAGGAACCGCTGATGTAGACGATATCGTTGTCGACGTCGGCCAATTTTTTCGCCATGGCGATCAGGACGCGATCTTCCGTGACCATGAATTGCTTCAGAGTCTCGTAATATTTCTCGTCCAGAATGTCGGCGGAGCCCTGATTGATCTCTTTGTTGGTGATCATCAGGCTGGCGTGAATATTCCACTCCGGCGGCATGATGTAACGGTCGCGAATGAACATCGGTTCGATGCTCGAAGCGCCCGTCGCCTGATAGGCTTCCGTATCGACGCGCTTGACGCGGTGACGCGGGAACGAACCTTGAGCGAGTTCGCCGCGAGCAAGAATGCGACGCATGAAGCCTTCGCGTTCAATGCTCGTGTTCAGCGTGGCCGAAACCATGCTGCCGATTTCGACCCAAGCGGGAGTCGTCACGTCGTTGTAGGCTGCGGCGACTTCCTTGAACGACTCAATATTTGCTTCGTGACGTTCTTGGGCAGTCTCGCCAGCCGTGGAAATTTCCCGGCTCTGAACAGCGCGAGCGAGTTGTTGCTGACGCTGCATGAGTTCGAGTTTCGATCCGGCGTTGAGTTCGCCGTTGTTCCCGATGAGGAACTCCGAACCTTTGCCTTCCGGGCGGAATTCGGTCGCGTGTTGCTTATTGGTGCGGAACATAGTGTGGTTACTCCTGATTTCTTTGTGTGCTGGTCTGATTATTTCAAATCAGGCCGGACTACGCCTGACCGACAGCGTCGAATTGGACGCCAAGCCACGGCGAGTCGACTCCCGGTGCAGCAACCGGTTTGCCCGCAACCTTGCCGCCGTTGACGGAAGCGAGGGTCAGAAGGCCGGAAGCAGTCGAGATGATCTGCGCGTTGTTGTTGTAGCCGCCCCAATTGTCAGCGGCGACGAACTGATCCGTGAAGACCACACCACGCTGGATGATGCCAACCGAACGCGTGACCGAACCGGCTTCGCGAGTGGCGAGGTCGCCGCTCTTGTAATATTTCCGTTCGGCTTCCTCGATGGTGAGGGCGCGCTTGTAGGTCGCCTTCAGTGCAACGCCGGATTCGTCGGCGTGCAGGGTGATGACGTTGTTGGTGATGATGAACTGGTTATCACCAGCAGACGAAGCGTGGTAGGCGATGGCGGCGCCGGTATCGACACGCTCAAGACGCATGTCGGTGGACGGCGTGACCGGCGAGTAGTCGAGGGTCAGCGTCGTGCCAACAGCCGTCTTAATTTCCACCACGACTTCTTTCGTCGGGTAGGACAGACGGGTCAGCGCAAAGCCGAGGAAAAGTTCGTACTGCGTGGCAGACGAAGGCTTGGCGACGAGTTCGCCATTTTCCCAAACACCCGCGAGGCCCTGACCTTCGACGAGTTCGTCGATGGTCGAGTGGAGTTTGAACTCCTTGACGTTGCGCGGATCGATTTTCGATTTTTCGATGTTCAGCATAGTATGGTTACTCCTGATGTATGCTGCTTTCCGTTACAGTCCGTATTTCAGAACCGCTCAGGAAAAATTACTTGGTGACGTGGCGACCGAGGCGGGAGAGGCGGCGTTCGAGGCCGGGGAAGCGAACGCTGCCCGTCGAAGCCGTTTCTTTTTCAGCCGAGCGTTCAGAGATAACTCCGACGCGGCTCAGGCTAGAGGAAAAATCTCCGCCTTGGTTGGTGAAGTCGCGATCCTTCGCCATTTCGGCGTAGGTGTTGAGCTTGTCGTCGGAAGCCGACGCAAGTTCTTGGGTTTTGCCCATGATGGACTTCATCAGAGCTTCGCTGTGTTTGCGGAAAACGTTGTTGACGATATTTTCCGCATCCGGCAGACCAAGCTGCGCGAGTTCAGTGACGAAACCAGCATGAAGCGGGTTGCGGCCGAACAGACCCTTGTTGAAGCCGGAGCATGCAACCTCGAACGCGTGGGTCATGCGGCCTTGGATGGCAGCCTTTTCCACGTTGATCTGAGATTTTTCTTCTTCGACGCGACGAGCGACTTCATTGGCGACAGCTTCCGACACCGGGATTTCGGTTTCGAGCAGCGTCAGGCCAAAGTTCTTGACGATTTCCGCGTTGAGGCCGTCCGAAGATTTTTCGATGGCGGCAACGAGAGCCGAACGATAGAGCGGCTGTTTGTCGAAGATTTTCGCGTTCGTCTCAGCGCACGCAGCTTTCGAAGCGTGGGCAATCGGCGTGTCGCTGGCGATGATGTAGTAGCGGTCACCAACCGGCACAACGTCAATGTTGGCGCTGGACAGATCGACGTGGTTCGCGGCGACTTCGGAGAAAATATCCTCCATGCCGCTTTCGCTGGCGAAGTTGCGGAACATGGATTCGACTTCTTCGTCTTCTTCCTCGTCCTCGGACTCGTCTTCATCTTCAGACTCGTCGTCCTCAGAATCATCCTCGTCTTCTTCGTCCTCGTCCTCGTCTTCCGACTCATCGTCTTCTTCATCTTCGACGACTTCGTCTTCTTCTTCGTCCTCGTCCTCAGAGTCGTCTTCGTCTTCTTCCGACTCGTCTTCGTCTTCATCGTCGCCGGACGCGTCGTTGAACAGTTCGTCAACGTCTTCGTCGGCAGCTTCTTCCGAATTTTCTTCGGTGTCGTCGTCCGAGGCTTCGATTTCTTCTTCCTCGTCTTCGTCCTCATCACCGGCGACTTCAAGATCAAGTTCTTCGTCGTCGGGGAGTTCAGCGGCGATAGTCATTTTTTCGCCGTTGATCGGATTGTAGATGACCTTGCCGTCGAGTTCACGAGCAAGGTCAACGTCGGCGCGGAACACGATTTCGTTGGCTTCGTCGCGAGCGATGACCACAAGGTCTTCGAGATCGCTGGCGGAGAAGGTGTGTTCAGTTTTTTCGTTGGCGACGTCGACACGCTTCATCCCACGGCCCGTGATGGGCGAGAAGGGATTATCAATGTCGTTGAGCATGATGGGCATGCCAGTGTCTTCGCACGCGAAAACACTTGTCCAGACACGACCATTCTTGTCGTTCTGGGCGATAATCGCCGGAACTTCTGCTTTCGAGAAAATCCCAGCGACTTCGGAAAATTTCCGTCTTTTCATAAGAGGCTCCAAAGCACCGTCAGAGTTGGATAGTCAACGGCTGTGGAGAATTAGACGGAAAATAAAATACCGTGGTAAAATGCCCGGCTGGACAATTACCACGGTATTGAAATCATTACAGTTTTTCTGCTATTTTATTTTGGGGCCATATTTTTCGGGGCACGCATTCCGTTATCCAGAAACCACTGCTGGGTCACAGCGGGATCGATATACGACTTGACGGACGTAGACCACAACGGAGCGGTTGTTTTATTTCCGTCCGCATCAACCTTGGTCGACTTGTGCCCCAGCGCAATGGCAACCTTCTCGGCCACTTGGTAGCGGAAGAAGTCTGCGGCGTCGCGAACAATGGCGTCGTAGTTGGTGACGTCCTTTGGAGCCTTCCATTTTTTCGCAGCGATAATCTGCTTGGCGAGCGTGGTGCCTTTGGCGTGGCGCATCTTGTGCGCGCCAAATCCATCGGGGAGCCCAAAGTTCTTTAGGAAGCGGTTGAAGTCTGTAGCGCTGACGTACTTGCCGCGTTTGACCAGCGGGTGCGCCCACAGAAAGTCGTTTGGTTTTTTTCCTGCGCTGAGCTTCTTGACGAACAGCAGCAGCTTCTTTGCGGCGGGTGAAGCAGTGGCCTTGATGGTGTGCTTCTGGCGAACAGCTTTCTTGCCCGAGTACGAAACGACCATGACTTCGGCGTCCAGACGCGTGACGTGTCCAACGCGCCACGTCGAAAGGCCAAACGTATTTTTTGCCTTTTCGTTGCCCTTGCCGTCCTTCACGAGCGACTTGTTGTCCTTGCCGCCAATACGCGCCTGCGTCTCGTAGATTGTGACTGCCATAGCTGACAGGATTGTGTCGATGGTGATGCGTTGCGACGGCGACCACGCCAGCAGCGGTGCTTCCCATTTTTTCCTGAAGCCTTCAATGCCTTCGAGCGCCGACCGGATGGTGGTGAACTTTTCGTCTCGGGCCTTCTGGTGATAGTCGTAGGTGTAAAAATACCCCTTCTTGTCCGTCTTTTCGTCGTACGCGGAAAAGACGTTGGCGTCGTCGGCCTTGGCGTCGTAGCTGCGGTTCATTTCGACTTCGCGGCCAAGCTTGGGCATTCCAAAGATGGGCTTGTCTGCGTCGGTGAACAGCTTGACGTTATTCTCGAAGATACCTGCGCGACCTTCGTAACCATCAGGGAAGTACGTAACGTCGACTCCGACTTCCTCCAGACGTTCGTTGATTTTTTCAATCGGAAGCGACTTGGCGCCAGACTTGCGCAGCACTGAGGTAACAGCGTCGCGCCACAGGTTGCGAAGTTCGACGTTGAGCTTCATATATTTTTCGTACAGCGCACGCTTGGGATGCGACAGCCCAAACTTGCGTTCCTCTTGGAACGTCAGCCTGTAGCGATCTTCAGCGACCTTCTCTCCCAGCAAGCGCTTTACGATGTGGCGAAGCTGATCCTTGAGCAGATCGAACGACACTGCATCCTTGATGGGCGGCGCAAACTCGGCAGTCAACTCGGGGATGCCAAGCTTCTCAATCATGCGGACGATATTTTTCCACGATGACACAGACTTGTTGCGGTAGTAGACGCCGATGGCCGACAGGATTGCAATGTCGTCGTGCGAATACTGGATGGTCTGCTTGGCCGTCTTCTGAAGCCCGAGCAGCGCCTTGCCGATGAGGCGCATGTATCCAGCGACCGTGTCGTCAATTTTTCCAGCTTGCAACGCGATTGCCAGCTTCATCATTTCTTCCTGATTGATCGGAAGTCCGACTGCAACGCGCATGTAGGTAATGCCGTCCACCCAGCGAGGAAGCAACTCCATGCGAATTTTTTCCGACAACGGCTTGTTGTCATGTTCGCACTTGGCGATTGCCGCCAGAAAGGCAATGAAGCTGAGAATGGCTTCGCGGACCAGTGGGTCATGCTGCGGGTCCGCCCACGGCGAAACCTGAGCCACCTTTACGGGCGGTTCAGGCGGCTTTGCCTTCCGGACTTTGGGCGCAGCTTTCGCATTCCGCGAAGGGCGGTTTTTGGACATTCCCATTTTCATGGTGTGTGTACCTGTTAGGAAAAAATTCTATTCGGGAGTTTCAGTTTCGTCCGTCATGTAGTCTGGAACGGCCCTGACGTACTGCGCAACCACATCACGTCCAGCCTCAAGCTTTCCGTCTTCGTGGATGAGCTTGATAAACACGCCAGTCATCAGCTTGAGGTTGTTGATGAGCTTGACAGAGTATCCAGTCTGCGAGTTGAAAAATTCAAACGCAGCATACGGCGCGTCGTATAGCGCAGCTTTCCAGCCGTCCGGAAGCACAGTGTTGACGTGCGTCACGGCTTCCTTGGCTTTCAGCAAGTCAGTCTGGCGAACAGCGAATAGACGCATGTCCTTTTCCAGCACCATAACCCAGAATTTTTTCTTTGCTGGCGTCTTCAGATCAACGTCCTGCCCGGTCGAGGTTTTCACCTTGCCGCCGACAGCCTGCGCGCCAGTCATGTCTTCGCTGGTCGAATCGTCCGAGCCGTCCGGATGCTCGTCGATAATGACCGTGAGGAATTTTTTCGGAATCTTGAGAGTGTTTGCGAGCTTGCCCATCATTTCATCGAACGGGCCTTTGTGCCACGTGTGGAAGTCACGCAGCATCACTTGCACGTACTGGTGACCAATCTCGTGGGCAATCGTGCAAAAAACATCGCGGATGGTGTGATAGGCCGACTGCTTGATGAGGATTGCGTAGAGCGTCGGGTTCCACTGCCCGCCAACGCGTTCTTCCTTGGTGTAGGCGAATGACGGCGTCTTGAGACGCGGACCGGTCGGATATCCGGATTGCGGCAGCAGATCGAACTTGCAGTAAATCCACGACGCACGCACCAGCGTCAAATCCCACTTCACCGGAAGCTTGCGCGTAAAATATAGCGGCGGCAGCGGAGCTGCCTCGGACGATTTCAGCACAACGCCGTACTTCGCCATAAAATCCGACTCTGACTTGACGCGAACCGGCTTTTTTTCCTGCCAGTTGTCGTACTTGTAAACGTCGAACTTGATCACAGTTTCAATGGTGTTGGACGTATCGGGAAAAATATCGACAGTGTCTTCGTTCTCGTCGTATCCGAAGATTACGCCGAACGTGACTATGCTAGTTTTCTTGTCGTAGAAACAGACGCGGCAGCCGTTGAAAAATTCGAATGAACGGGTGAACACGGGACTCTCCTAGTTCCACATCTTGAAATAATTCGGATTGGTCGCCGTGTGGTACGCCGGAGCAGCAACAGCCGACGTTTCAAATCCAACGGGTTCCAACGCTCTAAAGTACGCCAGATTGCGCCCGTTGTGAAGACTGTAGTTTGGTTTACCGCGCTGCACGTGCTCGCAACCGCCGCCTTTGACGGTTCTGGCGCAGATGGAACACTCGTAATCGCGCACCAGAGCGCCCATCGAGTAGGACGCCATTTCGCCAGAGAGAATCTTCTGCACCAGCGCAGCATCCTTGCGGCGATCAAAGCTGCACAGGTTCACAATGTGCCACAGGTCGCCTTCGAAATTTTTCAGCGGACGGATGGCGGAATCGAAAATAATTCCCTTGGCCCGCGCAATCACAGTGTTGTCGTGTTCGTGGTAGGTCGGCTTGCCGCGCCACGTCTTGTAGGCAGGCATGCCGTACTCGTCATTCCACGACGACAGTTCCTTCAGCGGAAAGCCGACGCCGTTCTTGTTCGGCAGTTCGGTCGGCATGATCGAGATTGGAATCAGCACGTAGTCTTCGAGCTTGGGCGAAATCTGCAATTTTTCCGCCGCGAGTTCGAGCCAGTTCTTGTCAAAGTCAAGAACGCGGTTGCCGAACGTCTCGGCAATATTTGCCTGTTCGATGGAGCGTTTCGCTTTCGAGGAATCGCCTTTCAGCACATCGAACAGTTCGATTGGGTCTGACATGACCCATGCGTCGCCGTCGCGGGAGTATTCCTTGAAGTGATCGGGGAAGTTGCTCATTGGTTGATCCTCGAATGCGGGCGCTCAGGCGCCACGGTTGTTTTCCCATGAAATATTTTCGGCAGGTCCGATGGCCGCTGACCACGCCTTGACGAACTCGGCGTCCACAGAGCCAAGATCGATGGTGCAGTGATACTTGTTCACTTGCACGGACGGGCGGTCCTTTGTCTTGCGCTGCAAGACTGGAAACGCGGCGATAATCCCGAACGCCATGTCGATGCGAATGGGGTCGGTTGAATTTTTCATCACGGCGACCGGAAGCTTCAGCAACCCGCGCGAGTATTGCGCCTTCAACCAGTTGAAGTCCTGCGCCTGCTTGTTCAGAATGCGCTCGTACGACGAAAACTCGTTGAGCGGCGCCGGAAGGCTGTAGATATATTTTCCGTCCTTGGTCTGGTTGATCCAGCTTCCGCCGGGGTCCATGTTCGCCATAATGACGCGCGCACGGCTTTCCCAATCCACAACCTTCATTGCGGCCAGCACCAGCGCGCGGAAGTACATTGCTTCAATCATCGAGCGATGCTTGTTCAGGGATTCGCGGTCAGGCATGCCAAACCCGGTCACGATATTTTCCATGAACAGGTCAAAGTCCGGCATGACGTTCATGATCTGTGAAGTCGGACGCTTTGCGTTGGAGATAATCATGGCGACACGCGCCAGAGTCTCGACCACAACGTCGGGCAACGTCTGCGGATAGTCAATCATGCGCGGATCGGCTTCCGTCTTGCGCAGGTTCAGCGTTTCCACTGCAACGCGTACAATGAGCGGGGTAGACAATTTTTTCGCAGCTTCGTTGTTGGCGTCAGCTATTGCGCGCGAAAGGGACTTGCGGGCAAACCTGCCGCGCTGGATCATGAAGTCAGCGCCTTCACGCAGGACTGCATTACGCGACAGCATCAAGCCGTTGCTCATAATGTCCTGTTTGTCGTGAAGCGTTGCGCCGTACCAGAAATATTTCATTTGCGCCCCATTCGGCCATACGGAGAGTTCTTGATGCCGCTCTCGCGCCTCGCTTTGTCCAGCTTGTAGTTGTTCTCTGACGCCTTTGCCATGGCGGCTGCAAGACGCCTGTTCTGGCGTTCTTCAAGCTGGCGCTGATATTTTCTGCTGGCGACCATACGCGGCTTGCCGCCTTTGTCGAGTTCGCGAGCGCGGTACATTTCCTGCGCTTCTTCGGTGAACTCACGCTTGGGCGGCGTGTGAACCATGCGCGTGCCGTAGGACGAGAATTCGCCAGTGGCTCCACCGCCGCCGAAAGCGTCGTCGTCCTTCGGCAAAAATTTCTTGATCTTCTTGCTGTACTTGGAAAGCTCCTGACGCGTTTCCATGTCGTCGTCGACTTGCCCGATAATTTTATCGAGGTTCTGACCACCAGCGGCCGCAATCGTGCGGATGGGAATTGGAATGCCCTTCTCCATCATGTTCTGCAACATGTCGAGGTAGGCTTGATCGCCGGTCGGCGCGAGTTGCTTGTGCCAGTCAACGGTCGGAATGTGGTACTCCGTAATGTCGCTGATTTGGGAAATATCCGGAGCGTTCGCAGCCATGGCGACGAATTCCTCGCCGCCGCCGCGCCGCTTGCGCACAGCAATGCGCGGGTCGTCGTAACCCTGATCCTTGCCGGTGACCTTGATATCGCGCGCCGACTTCTTGTAGCCGTTGGCGACTGCAATGGACGGGAACAATTTTTCGTAGAAGAACTCTCGTGTCGCCATGTCGCGGAAGGCGCGCAGTTGTTCGATGAACACCGACAGGTTGGCTTCGAGCGTGGAAAAATTTGCATCGCCAGACAGGAATGCATCCGACAGACCAAGGCCCTTGAGCTTGGCTTGCGCAAACTGGTCGTTGATATCCGTCCACTTCCAGAAATCGTCGCCGCGAACAATCTCGTTGATGTTCACGTCCTGACGCGTCGCAATAATTGCGCCAATCGGGTCCATGTTGGCCGACTTGAGCAAGTTGGCATAGGCGTTGAGTTCTTCGTTCGACGGATCGTGATCCATGCCGTCGCCTGCCGTAATGTGCAGGATTGCGCGTTGGCGCTGGTAGACGCTTTCCGTCGTGCCGCGAATGAGGGCTTTTTCCATCAACCAGATTGGCAGCACGCGATAGAGATACGAAATCCCGACCGAATTCCACGAATGCGTTCTGCGGCTGATGTAGACTGTGCTGGCCTGTTCCAGCAATATTTCTTTCGCCTTGCCGCCAGAAGCGCCTTTGCCGCCTTTCGCCATGTTGGAGAAGATTGACGGCAGATCGCTGAGAATTTTCTTGGCGCGCGGGTCTTTCTCCGCCACGGCAATCAGCTTTTGCATGGCGTCGGAGAGTTGCAGGTTGAGCAACGGATCGGCGCCGTGGATTGGGACCTGAATGGTTTCGATGAATTTTCCATCGTGCGGCACGATTGCCTTGAACATGCCTGCGCTGTCGTCCCAATCGAGCGAAGACTGGTGCGCGCCGTCGGTGAGATAGTCGATGCTCATTGCAGGGAAGAAGGAACGGAGCTTCAGGTTCTCGACGTTCCGAATGTAGTTCTGCAATATTTTCCTGTCGCTCACGCCGGACAAAGTGAAATCCGAGAACGGCAGGTTGGACATGAGATCGATCGCAGCGCCGGAAATCGTGTCCAGCAAGTACATGTCGCGGCACATGGTGATAATCTGCTTGCGGTTGTTGGTGTCAATCAACCCTTCAAGCACGCCAAGTTCGTAGTTGCCACGCAGAGACGTTGCGCCGCCGCCAGCGCGACCGTTGCCGCCACCCATGCCGCCGGGCGTCAGAGACGCAAGGGCGGAAAATACGCGGTTGTTCAGATCAGACCCGCGACTGCTGATCTGGCGCTTGCCGTCGACACTGACGACGCCGTACGAGCTATATCCGTCAATCATCGACTGAGCCTCTAATTATTTCGCGAGTTTCTTGGGAAGACAGATGCGTTCTTCCGGCCTGCACCACGCGCGGATTTTCGGACCATTGGCCGGGCCGACCAGAACTTCAATCATGGCGCGGCCCTTGGGCGAGATTGAAGTATCGACGCCAGCGGTTTCCGGGGTGCGATCCGGCGTCGAATGATCCTGAAGATCGGACCACGGACTGACGCGTTTCGGTTGGGATTTTTTCTTCATCACGAATGCCTGTTTTGCAAAGGCCAAAAGACGCCAGCAGGCATTCACGCCTGCATGGTATTGTTTACTCTGTACGATTAGGTTTGCGGTCTACGAAAATTACGAGCCGCCGCCTGTGACAATCACAATGCCGGGAGCCGATGTAGACGCCGAAGAAGTGCCACCGCCACCGCCTGTAACGACTGCCATGCCAAGACCCTTGTTCGGGCCATAATCAGGCGTGTTGTCACCCGAAAATAATTCCTTGAATTCGGGGTGCATCAGGCAGCGATGGCATAGTACAGTGGCGCGGAACAGGTCATCCGTTGCGTTCGGCCCCTTGTCCACGGACTTTGGCGATTCAACCACTGTGACGTTCTGGAAGTAGAAGTGCGAGATTGGAGCGTCGGCAAATTTTTCACGATAATCGGTCGTGGAGTCGGCGCTCATAATGTCTTCGAGCTTCATTTCCGGCTTTGGCAGGATTATGCCGCCGTCGAAGATTGCATCGCGGTAGCTCACAAAGTCGGGCTTCTTGAGCGAATACTGTTCGACTTGGAATTCCTCTGGCGTATCGAGGTTCTCTGCGTCAGACAATATTTTCATCGACTGCCAGCGGTCAACCGCCAGCATGGCGACGCCGTAGCGCTCAATGAGCGGCTTGATGATTTCGTCAAACACGTCGCTGAAGTTGATGGGGTGCTGATCGTACGGCATGACTTCAATCAGCGCTTCAATGATTGGAATGTCGGCTTCCGGATCGACGCGGCCCATGGCGAGCGCAAAGCTGTTGTTGATCGATCCAGCATCGATGGCGAGGCAGCGTCCAGTTACGTTGCGCCAATTTTTCTTGCTGATGTAGGCGCCAGTCATCATGCGCCCGGTGCGGGACTGTTGCTTGTCGCGCGTCACAATGACGGGATTTTTTGCGCCGTACTTGAACAGCGCCTTGAATTTCGTAATGTCGTCAATGAACGGAGAGAACGACATTGGAGGCTGCGCCGCGTAGTCTCGCAGGAAGGTTGAGCGGTTGTCTTTCTCGGCCTGCACCAGATCGGGGTGATCGCGCGAGACTTCCGGGTTCATTTCCCACGTCGCGTACGTGAACGAGTAGATTGTCTTGGAGCCCTCGGCTTCCTTGACCAGTCGGCAAATGCGATCCTGCCACGACGATGGCGAAGAAATATTCAGCGACATTGGAGCAGGCAGAATATCGTTGCCGCGCTTGCGGCGCTTGGTGACAGCGTTCTTCAGCGTGAACAGCGAGCGATCAAGCGCCGTGTAGACCTGATCGGCGTTGAGCTTGATATTTTTATCGTTGATGCCAAACCAGCCCAATTCGTCGATGGTCGTGCCGAAACGCGTATAACCACGAAGCGTGCGGCCATCGGCGGCGGATGCGCTGATCATGAGGTTCTTGTGGCGATAGCTCAGGAACGTGTCCATGTACTTGAACAGTTCTTCGCCATTTTTTTGTCCGTAGTGATCGAGCATCTTGTGGTAGTTCTGAAACCACGAACTCAATTCGATCAGCGATGAGAAGGGCGTCCACAAGTTGTCGAACGCCTGCTTGAACGTCGGCGCGACAAACGTCGCCGTCAGGACTTGGTTGGGCAGAAGGCCGTAGTCGACAGGCGGCATGGATAATTTCAACTGACGGTGCGTGCCGTAGGTGGAAATCATCGAGGCCAGAATGGACTTCGATCCACGCTGACCGGCCAGACCAGCGAGCGTGAAATAATCATACAGTTCTTCGGTCGCAATCAGTTCGGATTTGCGAACGCCGCAGGATGGGCAAACGCCCTTGTGCAGCAGTTGCGCTTTCGAACGGAAGTGCTTGAGCGGAGAGTCGACCGGAACGTCCATAATCCATTCGGCGTCGGAACACCGGGGGCACCACTCGCTCAGAAAGCCAATGCCAATTTCAATCTGCTTGGCGAACGGCGTCATGTCCTTGTTGCCGCAAAAGGACTTGGACCGCATGAAGTGATAGAAATTATTCGACAGCGGGAAATCAGAGTCGTCAATCTGCTTGGACGAATAATCCATCTGCTTGACGACGCCGTTGCGCAGTTCGCGCTTCATCATTTCGCGCAGATCGCGCTGCGTCTCTGGCGCGTCTTCGGCGGACCATTCGCGGCGCTTTGGTTCGTGCTCTGCCTTGGGCGGATTGATGGTCGCGGCTTCAGCAACGCGCCGGTCCGTTTCGTCCATGATTGCGTCAATGGACGTAAACTTGGAGCATAGGTGCTTGAGGCTCTTGTCTGGGTCGCGGCAGACGAAATAATTCTTGCAGCCCGTGCAGTTTTCCGCAAAGGACGCCTTGAGCGGCTTGCCGAGTTTGACGATCTGGCGCTTGTTTGAGAGACGTACCATCTATTTTACCATAGTGGGTTAGGACGACTCTGGATTAGCGCCGGGCTTTGCAGGTCGCGGCTTGGGCGTGGAGATTGAACGCTTGACCGGCTTCTGCGCCGTAATCTTGCGCGGTTGCTGCACGCGCGGCACTGGCCCCTGCTTCACGTTTTCAGCGAAACCATCCAGCGCACGTTCAAGCGCACGTTCGGCTGATATTTTCTCATAGCCAAATTCCTTGGCGATGAACATTGCCAGCGTCAGCTTGCGTGCATCCGGCGACAGATCGTTGTGCGACAGGACGAAATCGAAGAAGGCGATACGGGATGCACGCTTGGAGAAATCGACCACGGCGGAAATATCCACGCCAGCGCGGTCCATCTTCATGTTCTGCCGCAGGGCGCGGTTGGTCAGTTCAAATCCTTCGACTACGCCGTACGAGCGCGCGAGGAATGCCAGCACGGCGCCAAGCGAGCGTTTCGAGTTGCGTGTCCATTCCGAGAAGAACGGCTCAGTGTCGTAGTCAGCAAGGGCATCGCGGAAATATTTGTCGCGCTTTGCCTTCTCCCTTTCCATGACCGACTTGATTGTCTTGGCCTTGGGCCTGCTGGTCGCGGCGACAGACGCCATCTTGCCAAGCGGACGTTTTTTCTTCTTCACGCGGCATACCTCCTGCCGGTCGGGCCTTTGTACGCCCCTGATCCGCTCTTGAGCTTGCGGTAGTCAGACAGCGAAGACCGCTGGCCCACAACGTTTGTCTGCGAACGTTTGTACTCGCGAATCTGATCCTCGGTCGGGTCTTCAAAGCGAGACATTGCAAAATTTTCCCGCAGGAAGAAATCATACATGGGCTGGTTGCGGCTCTTTTGCTGCACAACCTTGACCATGTGCGTCTCTTTCTCGCGCTCTCCAAACGTCCACGTCCACATCAACCCGGCGTGTTCCTTGATTGCCTTGGCGTAGCGGATTTTTTCTTCTTCGGAAAGCTGCGCCAGCAGCACGACGGCGCAGTTGTTGGCCTGCGCAAACACTTTCGCTTGCCGACCCGCTTGTCCAAGCGCCTTCCACTGTTCTTCGCTGTCAGCGTCTTCCAGCAGCGTCATGTAGTCGATAAAAATTGTGTCGTAGGAGAACGGCTCTGACTGATCGAGAACGTCGCGCATGGAAACGCCGCCGCGCGGAACTGCCTCAGACGTGAAGCCGCCGTTTTCAATGATGCGCGTGGCGTACTCGTCATAGGCGGCGACAATCTTGCGCTTCTCTGATTTTTTCAGCTTCTCTGGAAACTGAAACCGCTCCATTGGAATGTCGGTGATGCGCGCCAGCAGACGGTTTTCCATTTCCTCGTGGTTCATTTCCAGCGACCAGTAGCATGACCGGGCGCCGTTGAGCGCCTGATTGACGCGGATGGTATCAGCCAGCGTCGTCTTGCCGCCGCCAGTTGTACCAGCGAGAGAAATAAATGCAGTCTTGATGAAGCCGCGTGACCGTTCGTCGAAAGCGCGCAGCCCGGTCGGCACAAAGTTGTGACCGCCACGCTTCATCAGATCGCGCAAAACGTCCTTGCCGGTTCGCTTCAATTTTTTCCCATCGCCAATGTGCCTGAACGTTTCCTCGTCAGACACCTTGCGGGATTTCTGCGCGGCCTTTGCGAGAATGTCGGACAGGTCGTCGGCAGAAACGGAGTCCTCGCTGATTGCTTCCGCAATGGACTTTGCAGCTTCGGCGGCGAAGCGAATGCGTGTGTACTCGCCAAGCCGGTCTGCAACCTGCTTCATCGTCTTTATTTTCTTGATGGGTGCAGACTTGACCTTGGCGGCGCGCTCGCGCACAGGCTCTGAGATTGCCGGGTCAGTGATAATGTCGCGCCATGTGGGCGCAACGCCCTTTGTCTTCATCAGGTAAGTGGCGTGGTCGAATATTTCCTGAGACGCCGTGAA